TGATGTTGGATTAATTGTCCCTATACCAACATCAAAGCTAAATATATCAGGTTCTAACCAATCAATGTTAAGAGTAGAATCTGAATCTAGTGCAGATACTCTTCCAACAGTTTATATAGAAGGTAATAAGGCAAACTCAGCTCCACTTATGGCAACATTAGTAGAGTTAAGATCTAATGAAGATGTCCCAAATAAAGATCCTGTAAAACCTTGGGTAGCTCTTACAGATCCTGTTATAATTAAGCTACCAGATACAGCTACTGAGCCTGTTACAGTCAAACTACCAGTTATAGCTGCCGAGCCTGTAAAAGGAAAGCCTGCCGCAGCATTAATAGTTACACTACCTGCTGAGTCAATCATTAAAGCATTATTTGCTGTACCAGAAGTTGAATAAGTTGTCATAGTCAAAGAACCTGGAACTATACCAGTTGAAACAGCACCATTAGCGGCTGAGGTAATTTGAGCACCAATAGTATAATTTGTTCCATCATACCCATAGTAGTTCAATCCACCTAAAACATCAGTAGACCCAATTACTGTTGGAGTGCTATTTGTTCCAGCACTTTTTAACAAAGTAACATTTGCTCCGAATGAAGTAGTAGATGATTTTCTTGCTACTATATTAGCACCAGCACCAGAATCAGAACTTACAACTAAATCAAGTTCTGTAATTCCAGCAGGGTCAGTTGTATTACCAATCCATACCAAACCATTAGCATCAATAGTAAAAGGACTTGAATCAGGATTAGCAGCATCTTCAACTACTAGAGCATTACCAGCACCAGTCTGTCGAATCTCAAGTGCGTTGCCAGATGAGTTGGCAGAGATTACTGAGCCACCTGTCTCATCTACTTTGTTATCTAACTGAGTCTGCACTGCAGAGGTTACGCCATCTAGATAGCCTAACTCCGTAGGAGACACAGCCGATAATGCTGTTGCACCATTGGCTAGGTCACGGGCTTTAGTCATTACGCACCTTCAATCGCTGGTTGTTCAATAACTACTGATGCAACAGGAATCATTTCAACTACTGGTGAATAAAACTCATCATTAACTTCATCATAAATATCACCAATACCAGCAAACTTTCCACGGATACTAGCATTGTATGAAGTTTGAATCCAAGTTCCACCTAGGTTACAATCATTAGCAAGAAACTCTTGCCCACGATGTTCTTGTTCATCTGCTACTACAAGTACTCGGAGTACTACATTGTTTGAATCTATTTCTGCAAAATGTGCCATTGTATTCTCCTTATGACCAGTATGTAACTATTGCGTAACCAGAACCACCAGCACCACCAAGTGCAGATTTAGTGTCGGCTACATTGAATCTTCCAGCAGCACCGCCGCCTCCACCGCCAGTGTTAGCAGTACCTGCTCCACCAGCATTAGCAGTACCATAATCAGTAATAGCACCACCATTACCACCACCGCTTGAGCCAGTTGACCAAGGATTTTTTCCAGCACCAACTTGAGCAGCAACGGGTAAGTTAGCACCACCACCGCCACCACCGCCTCCGCCAAATCCATCAATTCCGACTCCACCACTACCTTTTACATATTGTCCATAGCCTCCCAAAGCGCCACTTCCACCTTGTGAACCTTTAGGTTGTTTAATTTCTCCGTAGGTATAGTCATCATTCCATTGCCAGGAAGTATTGGTACCTATTTGTTGAAAAGCATTTCCACCAGCACCGCCACCTGCGCCACCAAATGCAGGTTGTACGGTTCCATATCCAGAAGTACCACCACCACTACCACCAGCAATGTTGGCATAGTATCTTCCAGTTAAAGCACCGCCTGATTCAGTTATTGTCTCACCAGAACCACCGCCATTTGCAGTTGCAAGAGCACCAAAAGTTGTATTACTTCCAGCGGTTGGATTGGTTGTAGTAGAACTAGTTCCACCTGCTCCAATAGTTACAGTATATGCAGTACCTGGAGTGACAGTAATAGTTTTTTTAACAACTCCACCTCCACCGCCTCCTCCTGCTGCCATACCAAAGTTAGTGCCGTGACTGCCAGCCCAACTTACTCCTCCACCCGCACCACCACCTGCAACTAAAAATACTTCAACTGCAGAACAGTTAGAAGGAACAGTAAATGTTCCAGTGCTAGTAAACTCTTGAACTTTCTGTGTTACGCCGCCACCAGCGGCAGGAAAAATTGCTACACCCATTACGCTATCTCCACTCCTGAGATGTGGAATGTCACAGCAGTATTGCTGGCTCCACCTTTAATTGTGTCTGCTGCTGCAAGTGTCTGCTTAATGTCAAAGATTGCAATTGAGTTAGCAGCAATAGATACTGTGTTAGCAAGCAATACATCGTCAAGAGACAATGTAAATGTATATGCTGAACCACCAGTATTAGATACTACAATGTTGCTTACTACTGTTGTTGTAGCAGAAGGAACAGTGTAGAGTGTTGTGCTTGTAGTTGTTGTTGCTGCTCCACGGAACAGCGCCTTAGATGTTGTAGCCATTAGTTACTACCCTTTCTTAGTACGCACCCATTATGTTCATAATGGTGTTGTCGTTTTCGGTTGTTGCGTTTGTATTAACAGTTGTAATAGTTGCATATGTAGATGCTGCGGTTGAAGATGTCAAGTAAGATGATAGGTCTACTGCTGCCCACTCAAGACCAGTTGCTGTAGATGAGTTAGCCTTAAGGAAATATCCGTTAGTGCCTACTGAAAGTTTACCCACAGTGTCTGCTGCAGTTCCTACAAATAGGTCACCCTTTGCATCAATGTCTGTGCTTACAAGCGCAGTAGCCAACTCGAATGATGTAAAGGTAATAATCTCTACAATGTCATTTGTGGCAAGGGCTGCAAGAGATGTAATACTTGTTCCGTTAGTTGCTGTGTAGTCAGATGTGCGAGCAAGTAGAACACCATTGAGGTATACCTGTTCCTTACCTGGCATATAGGAAAGAGTTAGTCCATTAGCATCAGTACCTGATAGTGAAGTTTCTCCACCAGATGCTGTAAAGCGGTAACGGTAGATTGCAGCAGTTGAGGAGATTGAACCCCACTCGCTACCCGTCCAAGCGTACATAGCATTTGAGACTGTATCCCAGTAGATAGCACCAGTGATAAGAGCGTTACCATCATTGTCTACAGATGGAGCAGTTGACTTGGCACCTAAGTAGCGGTCATCAAATGAATCGTATGACGCAGCAGCAGCCGTTGCACTTGCTGCAGCAGCGGTAGCAGAACCAGCAACTGTATCTACATACGCCTTAGTTGCAGCGTGTAGGTCAGAAGATGGAGCACCTGACAAGGTTAGAGCACCTGTCATTGTAGAACCAGCCTTGAGTACGATTGCATCGTAGAAGGTTCCACCTGCTTGGATTGCTGTTGCAATTTCACCAAGAGTGTCAAGTGTGCTTGGTGCTGAGTTGATTAGGTTGGAAACCTGAGTATCAACATAGCCCTTAGTAGAAGCATCAGTGCTGTCTGTTGGTGTAGCAAGAGATGTAATCTTCTGGCTGTTCATTGAGAATGAACCAGTAGGTGCTGTTAGGTCAGTTACCTTAGAGGTACGAACCTGTGTATCAAAGTCTGAGATAGTAGATGCTGTCTGAGTACCTGTATGATTGGCACGTGCTAGTGGGTCTGTAGCCAACTTGCTAAGTGCAATACCTGCAGAGGCGTTAATGTCTGAGTTGACGATAGTTCCATCAACTAGGTCAGCAGATGTGATAGTTCCACCAAGTGACAACTTGCTGTAAGCAATAGCAGCAGTATCAGATACGTCTGCGTTAACAATAGTGCCGTTGGCAATCATTGTGCTAGTTACTGTGCCAGTATCAGCAGCGGTAATTGCTGTGCCAGAAATCTTGGTTTTGTCAATTGCTGCTGATGAGTTAATGTCAGCATTAACAATCGCACCAGTACCAATAACTGTAGTTAGACTTACATTTCCAGTACCATCAAAGGTAACTCCACTTGCTTCTACATCTCCAGTCAACTGAAATGTACGAGCAGTTGCTAGGGCTGTTGCTGTTGCAGCATTGCCTGTAGTTGAACCAGAAGAACCGCTAACATTTCCAGTTACGTTACCAGTAATGTTACCTGTAAAAGTACCTGCAATAGTTCCTGTGCCAGTAATGGTTGGGCTAGTAATAGTTGGTGTAGCAATTGTTGGGCTAGTGCCAAACACTGCAGCGCCTGTTCCAGTCTCATCTGTCAGAGCAGAGCGAAGATTTGCACTAGATGGAGTGCCAAGAAATGTAGCAACTCCCGTACCTAGACCAGATACACCAGTTGAAATTGGTAGACCAGTTGCATTTGTAAGAGTTCCAGATGCTGGAGTACCCAGTGCTGGAGTTGTCAAAGTTGGGGATGTTAAAGTTTTATTAGTTAAAGTTTGAGTATCTGTTGTACCTACCACAGCGCCAGTTACACCATGGACTCCAGTGCTTGCCTCAATGTGAGTATTGGCTTCACGGAAATCACGACCAATTGCCATGTGGCGAACTACTGCACCAGCAGAGTGAGCCTGTCCAGAAGAACCATCAATGCCACGAACAATTGTTAGTGTATTAGTACTAACCGCCGTGACATCTACAATTTCTTCAAGGGCTGTATCTGGGTCGATGACAACTGTATAGGTTTCGCCTGCCGAAATGGTTACACCACCAAGCAGCGCTGAACCCGACACTACAGTTGCACTAGTACCAGAGGAAGTAAGTGCGCCAGTCAGCGTTGTTTGCTGAGAGCGGGATGAGTATTTTCTAGTTGTCATTTATTAACCTATCGGCTGAAGTGGACGCGGATTGGATACTGCTGTTGTTGCGCTTGAGTTTCCTCGTTAAGGCGCTGTGTGTATAGTGCGTACAGTTGCTTAGTTGCATTCTGTGAAGAACCAAATGGACGCTTGCTATCAATCTCATCAGCCTGTGGGCTAACCTGTGTAGCACGGGCTGGGTCAAGGAATGTAAGCAAACGATACGCTGCACCAAGAATTACAATGTCTCGGCAAGATTCTGGCAAACCAGTTTGAGTAGCAAAAGATGTTTCAGCACTTGTGCTTAGTGTGTCTGGAGCCTTGGCATAGGTAACCTTTACTGTTCGCCCAGAAATAATTGGGTCTCCAATAGTTACAGTTTGTGCCGTAGCACCCCATGTTGTTGAGTCTGGATTTGAGTCCCAGTTCCAACGCTTAACTCTAATCCATTCTTGTGATGGTCCAATTGACTGCCAGTGCATTGTTAAAATGTTTTGGATGTTAAGACCAGTCAACGCATAAGTTGTTACTGCTGAGTTAAAAGTAAATGTAGTTTGGTCTACAGCAAAGATAGTCGCGCCAATTGCGCGAATAGTGTCTTGGATAGCACGCTTAATAACAAAGCGTGGGAATGTAGGAGAGATGGTTACTTTAGTACCAGCAGTATGTGCAGCAGCAGTGGTACCTAAATAACCACGACCATAAGGAGAGATAGTTGCGGTGCTTGCTACACGGTCAAATGAATCTGCCCATAGCAACTCATCATCAATCTCAAGTATACCTTTACCCACATTTTCAGTAGAGCCAAGGCTAAGAATAATTGGAGATGCAATGGTAGACGCAGAAGATGTTACTGCGCCAGTAAGGTGAGTAGCGCGGTCCTGCTGAAGGGTATAACCAGCAAGGTTAATAAGCACTTCATCTGTTAAAGCGTCAAGCGTTACTGTCATTATAGAGTCCTTAATGCGTCAACCGCAGATTTGCCAGTAGTGCCAGCAAGTTCATTACATACACCATTTAAGTCTTTAAAAGCAGATGGTTGTCGTGCTGCACTAACTTTGTAGTTAAGAGCACCAATCAACCCTTTGCCAGTAGTACCAGCCCATTTATTAGCAGCACCCTGCTCATCTAGAAATGCAGTACGGGCAGGATAAGTACCGCCATTAGCCAACCTGTTTAACTCTGCACATAATGTGCTGCCTGCTGTACCTGGCATTTGTTACCTCTTTCGATGATGTTTTGGTAATATTAAATTAGATGGCTTTTCTACTGCACCAAAGAATGCCTTGTAGTAATGCTCATCAAATGAAAATCTTTTCATGTGCGGAACTGTTGCCCCAGTGTGGCACCAAACTGGAACCTCTGCTTTATCACATACTGCAAAAAAATAAATATCTTCGCCCATAAAAGTATTGCCAACACCTACCTCAGTAAAGAACGGTGCATCTGGCAAAACTTCTTTAATTTTAGTTACTGCATTACGGTGCATTAAGACAAATCCCATGCCTGCTGCACCAACTTTAATAAACTTATTCTCTGGCAGTGGATGGATTCTTTGAATACCAACCACGCCATCTGCCTCGCCAAACTCGTATACCGTAGGCATAGGAATCATTAGCGGGTCTTCTGGATTATCTGTTGTAAAGTAAACACCAGTTACAATAGGACGCTCATTAGCATCCTTGTTATCCCACAGTAGTTTAAACTTATCAACACTAATAACCACATCTGAATCTACCCAGAGTAACCAGTCTGATTTGTTCTGGTCATACCAGTAGTTAATTACTTTTTCACGCTGTCTAGCAATCTGGTTGCCTTGACTACGCAGTGAGGTTTCAAATGTAATACCTGACTTAAGTAGTACATCTACTACACCCTGCATAAACTTGCCGTCTACATTGCCGTTATCACACCAAGCAATAGATACTGTTTCTTGCACTGTCCCCTACCTTTGTTATTTATTTCTTTTGGCTGCTGCGTTATCTACAAGATTTGGATAAGGCCGCCCTGCTGCTTTAGCACGGGCTTTAGCCTTAGCCTTCTGTGCTGGTGTAAGTGGTGTTGATTTCTTCTTTGGGTTCTTCTTATCCCAGAATGCTTTCTTCTTCACCACTTCACCTTGTCTGCCCAGTACGCTGCTGACATCTTGCCTTTAGCAATGTTCTTAGCGTGACGTGCTTTAAAAGACTTCTGACGGGCTGTTGGCTTTCTGTCACCAGTAACCCCCTGCTGACCAAAGCGAATAGTCTTGACCTTATCGCCTTCTTTAGCCACAACTACGTGTGATTTTGTTGGATGATTTGGTGTGCGCTTAGGCTTGTTAAAGCCTGACACTCCTGCTCGCTTTAGTCTAGGGTCTGTCATTATCCTTTAACCTTCTTTAAACGTGGGTTCTTCTTCTTAGCAGTAGCACTGGCTTTACGGCTAGATGATGCAAGAATTGCACCTGCTGTTTCCATAGATACATTGCTCTTCTTAGCAATCTTCTTTTGGACTGCTTTAAATCCTGGATGCTTTGCTGACTTCTTCATCCTTTGATTCGCTTTCCTTTAGAGTCGTAGCGTGCTCCCATAAAAAACGCACCAAAAGCCTGACCTTGTTCTGCTCTTGCTTTTTTATTAGCAGCAACAGCACGTTCATCTGCTCCTGGGCGTACATCTGCAGAAGCATTATCTGCTACACGCCATGCTTGATAGGCTTGATTAATCTCGCTAGCAAGATTCTCAAGGTAGTTTTTCTTTTTAGCCATGACTACTTCTTCTTGCCCATCTTCTTCATAGCAGCCTTCTTTGCAGTCTTCTTCATACCCTTTTTCATTTCCATCATCTTCTCAGACTTAGACTCCATCTTTTCGCCAGCGGCGTATGCCTTAGCGGCTTTCTTTCCTGCTGGTGTGTAAGGGAACTTCTTGTTTCCTACTTTTGGCATTATATTTGTCCTATCTCTTTCATTACTTCAGCGGTTTTTTTATTGATGTCTTTTGCTTTAGGCATAGTATCTGCATCGTATGCCTTGCCTAAAGTTTCTGATGCAGTATGTGCTGCTTGTATATCTTGCATTCTTGTGCCAGAAGGCTGTATGCCTTGTGCTCTAGCATCTCGATATGCTTCTAGTTCTGCATTCCATTTTTTGTCTGGAATGTCTCGCGCTGCATCTCCAACACCTAGTTCAAGGGTTAGCACTTTGCAGCCAAAACATCCTTCAACATACTCTGGATGCGTTTGCTTTCTATGTAGACTCATATTGCTGTGAAGTTAGCCTCTGTTACACCAATGCCACCTGCAATTAAAGCGGCTTTAGTTGCTTCAGAAACAATATGGTTTCTTCCGCCAAGGTAGATTTCTTGATAGTCATCTAGTTGGTCATCTAATAAATACCGTGTAGTTGAGTATGTCCCGCCGCTTTTAACAACCGTTATTCCCTTATCTAGTTTATAGAAATGAAACAAACGATGTCCACCTGCTGGTCCTTCACGGACAGTTGGTGTTTTAAATACGTACTCTGTCATGCGTCCTCCTTAATGGACTTACTGATAGACAGGGGTTTTCCCCTGCCTACCCGTCAATCAACTAAGCGATTGATGAACCTGATTCGATTCGGTATAGTGCTTCTTCGCGGTAGCGAGCAAAACCAAGTACGCCGTACCAACCCATTGGGCGATGACGCATCAACTTGTCAACTACTGGTCCGATTACTACGTGTGGCTCTTCTGCCACTGCTTCAGCCATTGCCTGTTGTCCAGCAATGATTGTGCGGTAGTTACGAGCAGATGATGCTCCGTCTGTAGCGTTGTATAGACGAGATGACTCTACGAAGTATGCACCTTCGTATGTTCCAATCTCACCAGACCAGATGCGGTCCTGTGAAGAACCGTACTGATTTGGAAGAAGCCATCCTGCTGAACCTGTCTCAGCACGTAGGTCGTGTGAAACTTCTGGGTGGATACCACACCAGTATAGTGAACCCTTACGAGCAACTGCCTTACCAGCACGCAACTTAGCAACAGCCTTGCGGATGTTTGCTGAAGATAGTGTTGCTGCTGCTGTGATTGTTGCTGTTGAAGTTGCTGTTGAACCTGCGTAGATTACGTTTGTACCGCCACGCAATGTTGTCATTGCTACTGCGTCAATAGAATCTGCAAGGTTGAATGCAATAATGTTAGCAATTGCTGGGTCTACATCAGCAAGGCTGAAGAGTTCCAAAGCACGTGTAACAAGTACTGAGTTACCATACTCGTTGAGAGTGATAGTAACTGATGTTGGTGTTGACAGTGCTACTGAATCTGGGTCAGCATCTTCTGTCAATGCGGTTGTTGCCGCTGAAAGGTCAACGTACTTCTGTAGAACTACTGTTGAACCTGGAATTGCTTGCTTAGCAGGACGCTTATCTGCGACAGAACGAATTAGGGGTTCTGAGCGGAGAGCGAACTCTAGTAGACGGTCATACGCCTTCTGTACTAGACCTGCAGCACCTACTGTACCTCCAAGAGTAGAGGAACCTGTTGATGTATAGGCATTAGCCATGAGTTGTCACCTCCAAGTGACTAGGAGCGGAAAATTATTGCGAGCGAAGGAAAGCAATAAGTTCTTCTTGAGAGTTAAACTCTCCGCCCAAACGTGCTTCTAAATCTTCTGCCCGTGATGGAGTCCCAGCGTTCTGAGTAATAATGTCCTGCTGACGTAATGTCGCACGGTCTACCTCAGTAATACGCTGTTCTTGTTCATCACGTGTATATCCAAACAAGTCTCCGTTATCATCGAGCCAGTTCATAACTGTTTCCTCGTTAACATCATCTAAGTCTTTTAGGATAATACGTGCTGCTTTAGGATTGACTCCCTTTTGTTCTAGGACTTCTTTGACTGTACGCTCACGCTGCACCTTGGTTAAACCCTCAAGTTGCTCAGTAAGTTCCTTGATACGCTTCTCATCTGCTCGCTTGGCTTTGCGTAACTTTTTTACTAAGTCATCGCCACCAAGGTTCTGGTCGGTATCTAGTTCATCGTCTTCGTCATCCCAGTAGTTGTTGCTCATAGCAACCCACCCTTCTATTCGTTGTTAGTTCGCAGGCCACAGTTCAGTTCGGGGAAACTGGCTGGCTCCTACTATCGGTCTATTACACTGCATGGGGCCGATAGGTCCATGTCAGGAATTAGATTATGTTTCTGCTTGCTGACTTAAGAGATACTTTGCTAGTACCAGATGCACCGCTCATGCGGCCAGTCTCTAACTTAGCAAGGTCTTCAAGTTCCTTCTTAGCAGTGGCTGACTGACGTAAGTAAACATCCTCAGCCTGTTGTTGTGTATATGTGCCATTCTCATAAGCACGTAACTGAGCAGCACGTGGAAGAACGCTAGCAATTTGAGCAGCACCAAGTTGTGCTTGCTCTCTGCTAATACCAAGGGCTGCATACTCTTCCATTGATGCGGTATTAATCTTAAGTCCTTGTGCCAAGAATGCTCCACCAATTGAAGCAGCCTGAGCCTTAGCCTCTAACTTAGGTAAAGTTTCTTCTGGCTTTAAGAAGTACGCAAAAATATCGCCATCGCTAATCATTGGGAAAAGTTCTTTAATTGCTTTAAGAGTATTATTATCTGACTTAGAAAGACCAGAAGCAATATCCATTCTGCGCTTTAACTCAGTTGGTGCAATTGTGCCACCAATATATTTAGCAAAGGTAGCCTGTTGTTGGTCACGGGTAGAACCCATAAGAGACTTTTGACCATAGGCTGTAAAGATTTCAGCCATTGTATTTTCTAGGTCTAGGTATGTACCCTCATCATAGACATTTAATCCTGCTTTTCTACGGGCTTCATTACCAGCAAAACGAGCCTTATACTCTGGACGTTCACGCAAAATCATAGTTGCCTGTGCTGATGGAGTACCATTAATAATTAAATCTTTAACAGCATCAGCCAATGTTCCTAGACCATACTTGTCAAACTCTGCTTTTAAGACAGCCCAAGCAGATAGTCTTTGTGACTTAACTGCTGCTGCATCTGAAGCGGCTTGCAAATCTGCAGCATACTTAGTGGCGTTAGCACTTGCATCATTTCCGCCACCATTATTACCGTTATTATTGTTGCCACCACCATTGTTGCCATTGTTGTTATTGTTATTATTGCTACTGCCATTATTGCTACTGCTACTGTCATTTGTCACGTACTTATATTTACGCCAAACACCACCGTAGTTAGCCCAATACATTCCAGGACCTGGGTCTTCACTTGGCATTGGGTTATCTGGGTTATTGCCAGACTGTGTTTCCTCACGTGCCATTCTTTGCTTATCAACACGTCCACGTGCAAAAGCAGAACGTTCTTCTGAAGTCATCTGGTTCATAGGCTTTGATGTATCACCAGCCATACCTGCTTCATAAGCAATAGTTACTGAGTCAACACCAAGTTCAATAGCAGCATCACGGGATGCTTCATACATCTGTTGTTCAGTTATCTGTGAAGTATCAGTTTTTGTGCCAAATACTCGACGAGTTTCTTGTCCATCGTCAATTCGCATTAAGTCTGGATTGTATCTAGCCATTATCTACCCTGCAATCCAAAGTCCTGCAAGATACGTAGCATCGTACTTGTTGACTTTTCTATAGCCTCATCGGTAAATCCATAATCTGAATGTTTCATTACTGCTCTATCAAAATCCCATACTGGACGTAGATTTCCTTTTTCATCAAACATATTCTCTTGAAGCCAACTATCTTCCATAGTCAAATCTGTTCGTTGAAGTTTAGAGTTCATTCGATTAACGTATGGCTGGTAAATTGTACGAAGAGAAAGACCCTGCTTCATTAGATTTTGCACTTGCTCTGTCTGCCCAACAAATGCAGCCTGTTTGATTTCAGCCTTAATAGCGTCCAAACTTTCGCCTCTATCAAGGCGTTGCATCCATGAAGATACCTGTGCCTTAGTAAAGTCTTTATCTAATTGAAAACCATAGTCATTGGCGTAGTCATCTAAGTCTTGTACGTTAGTAGCAACCGCACCCTTTGGGGTGCCAGTTCCATAACCAACCTTTGCATTAAGGTACTTAGAAATATAAGCAGTATTCTTCTCATTGGCTGAGTCATAAATATCTTTAGCCCAAGAGTTAAGTTGTGCTGGAGTATAGGTAATGCCTTTAGTATTTAACTGATACTCAAGGTTATCTTTAGCAGTCTGTAGACCACGGGCATAGTCTGTATTTCCAGCAGCAGCCTTGACCTTCTTATCGTACTCTGGGTCATTTGGGTCTAGTCCTTTGACTAGGTTCTCATACTGACGGCGAAAGAAATCACGTGCTCTAACTGTGTCAGCATTTTGAATAAACCACTTCTTACTAGTTAGTTCGCTTTCAAACTGCTGGTCAGACATGTTGCTATTAACAGCACGAATTAAAAACTCTCTTAATTCATCATCAGTTGAAAAGATAGTATCAATGTAACCATACTTTTCCTGAGCCTTCTTTAAGATTGCAGCAAACTCAGGGTTAGCATTTAGTGCTGGGTCTTGATTAGAAGCAGCATTAATACCAGCAATTGTGGTTGTATCTGCCATTACTGAACTCCCATTACTCTCTTAAAGACATCAAAGTAACCAAGTACTTGATTTGCTTTTGTTTCGTCTGTTTGTGATAACTGTTCAAATAAGAACTGCTGTGTGTCAAGACCAGTGTTTGTTACTCTAGATACTGCGGTGCCTTCGGCATCGTATGTAGTTGTAGATACATCTGGATTCTTTCTCTGCGCTTTCTGAATAACAGGAAAGATTTCTTTAAACTGTTCATCTGTAGCATCAATACCCTGCAACTGCTGGTACATAGCGTTAACCGCTTTACGTGCCTGGGTTTCACCAAAGACTGTTGCATCTCTAAAGGTCTTAGTAGTACCACCACCAGTACCTTTTTTCTTGGAAAGGAACTCATCTAAAGTATCTAGAGTTCTTTTGCCCTCAAACTTGTATGCTGTTGTTTGCTCTACTGTGTAGGCAGATACCGCTCTATCAAGGGCTACAAGAATGTCCTCTGAGGTAACATCCTTAGACTTAGTTAGGTACCCAGCACTACGTAACTTTGCTGCCACCTTAGCCTTGTCATTGCCATACTGCTTTAGCAGTTGGCTTAGATAAGCATCGCGTACTTCATCTGTTCTACCATAGCGGACACCTTGGTCTACAAAGTATGGCTTTTCTAGGTTAGAAATATCTGAAGGACCAGGAGAACTGGTCATCTTTGGACGCTCTGTTACAGCAGGTTCTGTGTAAAGATATGCCTGATAAGGAGTTTGTTTATCTGGGTCAGTTACCTGAACTATGGTCTGTCCACCATCAACAGATATACCAGCGCCAGCAAAAAGATTCTCAACAAGAGTTTCATTAGCAACTGTCTTGTCTTTGTTTTCTTTATCAGTCTTTTCTTTTACTTCATTGCTGATAAACTGCTCTTTGCTATCAAAAGACTTTTCGCCAGAAGTCCAAGAGTCTCTTGTTACATGGTAACCCTTAATTTCTCCAGCACGGACAATCTCCCACTGCTCTGTATTCTTGTTAAATACAAGTCTATTGTTACCAACACCTGCACGGGTCCAGGCTAAATAGATATCTTTTGACGGAGCAGGAATCTTTATCTTTGCCATTATACCCTCGCGCTATAAGTGTCTCTTGAATAGTACTTCAAGATTGAGTTGAATATTGCCTTAGTTGCTTCCTTAATTGCATAGTCTTGGCTACCCAATTGGTCAAGCAGTGACTCAACGCTATTGCGTGTATCACGCTTAATCTGTGAAGCGTTGTATAGCCCTCTTACTTCTTCATCATTAGCAAGGGCAATAAAGTCTTCCATTGCCTGTAGGGCAACCTTTAACTTCATCTTTGTTCCAGTAGATACTGCATCAGAGTTATCCATAACAACTTGCTTTAGGCTGCGTAGCATGCGCTCTTCTGTAGCAATCTCATTACCGCCACCAGTAATAGCACCTAGCAGTAGTGGGTTAGAAGCAAGTAACTGCTTGCGTGCATTGGTTGAAGCATCAATAATAAACTTACGCTCAGAGATACGTGTCTCTGTTGCTAGTTGAGCCCTTTCCCATGATGCAATATCAAAGTACTTCTGCTTATCTTCAGCAACTAAAACATCATCGTAGTACTGCTCTAGTTTCTTATCCTCTAGCAAGCCAGATGACTGCATCCAGTTATACACACCAGCATTAAAGTCACCAGTATGTGGGCCAAAAATGTAGGCTGCTTCGCCGTAAGTATCAATAAACTTCTTGTTACCCAAAGACCAGTTCTTCATATCGTTAGTCTTAGAGATAAGAACCTTAGTCTGCTTAGTATCACGGGCTACTGTGTAAGCAATCTTTCCTGGATACTTACCAGTAAAGATAACTAGTGCCTGCTCGTATGGGTCTTGAACATCATCTCCATACTTCTTGTAGATTGATTCATAAATATCCCAGAACTCATTGCGTAGTCCTGTGATACCAACATCTAGAAGATACGAAGGAACACCCTTTGATTCCTGAACAGTTGGGGCAACTGGTGAGATAAGACCTAGTACAGAACGCATAACCATCACATTATGTGCAGAAATACGGATGTTCTTTAGGTACTTATACTTCTCTTCATCTGTTGCATTAGGTTCTAGGTAGTTACCATTAGCAGCATTGTATGCAATTGCCTGCTGTGCTGCTGTTACTTCTTGTCGGGACTTTTCGTTGACGGGTAAGGTTTGGTAAATCTTGAGAAGAGAAGACGGGACAATCGCTCTAACAATATCAATGTTGTCTCCAATTGGGCCAAGGGCCATGTTGTCAATCTCTTGTCCAACCTTTTGAATAGCAGGGCTATCAACAGTTCCTAGCAAATTGCGGATACCAATAGCGCTTAATGCTGCAATAGGACCAGAGAATGTAGGCAAACCTGCATCTGGTGAGAAAGAAGGGTTAGCCAAAGTTAACTTCATAGTAAAGTCATTGAACAAAGGTTGCTTGTATTCGCTATCTGTATTGCCTGTAAGGGTACGGATAGTCGTATCTGTTGCCTTAAAGATAATGTTATCCATAGGCATCATGATGTATGGAGCACCTTCGCTGTCCTCGTAGAACATACCGCTAGCATTTAAGCCAAGATGCGCTAGGCGCATACGGTACAGAACCTGTGGTGATACATCTTTGAGACGGTAAATACGGCGATAGAAGTCCTCAGTTGCACGATAGAAACGACCAACTGTACGAACAGATACGGCAAAGTTAGAGCGGATTCCTGGGTTATCAGCAAACTTTAATACTGTATCTGCTGCTTCATCCATAGCAAGTTCAGTGAACTTCTTCTCTGCCATTTCAGTAGCACGGCGCTCTAGTTGCTGCACCTGCCATGGCAATGAATAACTATCAGGATTATTACGCTTAGCATTTGCAACAATGTTATCTGCATACTCACGCTCAAGACCAGCATACTTCTTGCGAAGATGCAGGTATGAAACACCAACAACAGGGCTACGAAGGATACCGTTAACCTGACGGTCCATTAGTTCCATCATGCCGTTACCAGCACGCTTCCATGCTGTTTCTACATCTGTAAAATCTGGGAACTCAACACGGGTATTGATGTAACCTGTTGGCTGGAAACCCTTTGTTAAATCAGCAAACTGATTAATATCAATCTGGTTTGCTGCCTTCATCCACTTGTCGTTAATAGCACGACCAGTTTCATCTTGAGTAATCAGCAACTTCTCGTAGTTTGTCTTAACAGCATCAATTAAATCTTTGTTGTATAGACGTGGACCACCGTGGAAGTTATCACGCATATCCATCAACATACGCTCAAAGTAAATGCGAGCAATGTCTTCGTCTCCAAGACCCTTTTGTCGCCAGTAAACAGTGTCACCAAAGTATGAAAGGAACTTCTTTAGCGCTGGCTGTGCCTGGTCTGATACCTTCCAGAAGTCATTGTCCTTAGCCATGCCAAGACGTTCCATCATTCCGTCTACTGCACGCACCAAATCATCTGGAGTTTCTAGTCCATTGTTTGCAAAGAAAGCAACCGCTGGAGATACGCGGTATGGTCCTGGCAACTCTAACTTGCCATGCTGGCGTGGAGTAGCAAAGCGGATATACCAGTTATCATAGTGAGCAAGGGTAACAAAGTTGTCATCTGCTGCACGAAGTTTATCAATTTCAATCTCTTGGTACTTACCAAACTGGAAACGCTTACCAGTTGCTTCTTTACCAACTATGTTTAATGCCTCAGTCAACTTACTAATGTTTAACTGCTCAGCAACAATCTCTTGGTCTAGTTTTCCACCAAGAGTTGTACGTGCAGCAACAGACTGTGCCATTGAGTTAAGCAAATCTGGGTGGTAGACCATAGCCTGTGTCCAGTAATTTTGCTCAGTAGGGTCTAGGTTACGGATAAAGATAGATGCTCTATCTGCAATTTCCTGATTAATCTTAAGATGGCTAAGTTCTGCAATTGAAACTTTTTCATCAATAGCAAGTTTCTCAATAATTTCATTGCGTTGTTCAATGCCAAGCAAATCTTTTGGGTCTTTCTTAAATGTCTTGCTAAGCAATTCAGCAATTGGTCCCTGTGAGGAACGAGATGTTGTATATGCAATACCAGACTTGTTTAATTTACGTCCAGTACCCTTAGCATAATCAAGAAGATTACGTGTAGGTGCTGTCAAAGCGTACATAAAACCTTCATCAATGGCTGAGCGCACACCTAGACGTGGGAACAATGTAAAGATAGACCAAAAATCCACAAAGTCTTTAGCGAGTTTGCTGTTTGGTGTACCCATTGCTGCGGTTATGAGGTTCTTTTTAGAACGAATTGAGTTTGCTTCAATAGCAATCTGCTCATAAGGTAGCGGAGCAATGGCTCCCGCTAACTGAGAAGGTTGAATTGCAGCAGAACCTGCAAGCAATGGTGTTTCGTTCTCAAACTTAACAGCATTCTTGCTCATTACGCCAGAAAAAGCGTCATCAATTTCAGTCTTAACTGTGGTTGTAAAGCCAGCACGTTCGTTAAGAGTTCTCTTAAGAATGTCGTGCATTAACTTCTCGCCATTTGGGTCTCCTGCAAGACCTGCACGCTGCATTACAGCGGCATACAAATTGCGAACAATAACAACCTGCTCATCTTCAGATGACTGTAAAAACTTCTGGGCAATAAAATCTGCCATGTCTCTGTTAACAACCTGTCGTGCAACAAGTCTTACAGTGTCAATAGTCTTGACTGCTTCATCACCAATAAGAATCTGCTGACCTGCTGGGTTACGAGCAGCAAGACGACCAGCCTTAAGCGCAAAACGCTTCAGACCCTTGATGTCATCTTCAATCTTAAATAGGTCTGTAATGTTTGGGTTAAATGCTTTGTCTGAGTTTTCGCCAGACTTAACAAGAATCTTAAATGCTTCTTCGCCCTTGGCGTTGAACTCTTCCATGCTCTGCTTAGATACTGTTTTATTAAATACAGAGTCAAGGTAGTTATTAAACCCATCGCTCAAACGGCGATTATTGCGAGCAACGGCAACACCATTGCGGCGATAGGTAATACCATCTACACGACCTGACAAAAGCAAGTATGTGTTTTCTGCATCGCTAAAAATCTTTTCAGCAGACTCAGCATCAAAAACTTTATTCTTCTCAAGGAAGGCAATAGCGTCATCATTATTGTAACCAGGTGCTAGTTTGCCAATTGCACGGCGAATACTTGCACGCTCTGCAACAGTTTCTGCACTAGCCAACTTCTCAATGGCTGGTCCTAGTTGCTTGTCCCATAGTTGGATAACACCCTTGTCTTTAAAGACACGTGCTACTCCGTAGCCAACATTTCCTGACTGAGCAGCATTAGTTACCATTTCTGCTAACTGTGTACCACGGGTTGCAGCCTTGCTTGTTCCACCAGTAATCCATGTTAGTGGGTCAATTGCTATCTGGTAGATAAAGTCAATAACACCAGAGATGTTCTTGGTAGTTCCGTCAATGTAGTCACCAGCAAGCGCACCATTCTTTGGTGGCTTGGTATCTAGCATACGTGCAACGTCACGTCCTAAAGAAACCTGAGCATACTTAGTTGCATCTAGAACTTGCCTAAACTTTTCTGGCTCGTTAAATGCTGACTCAAAGGCTTTAGCAATCTCTGGAGTTAGTTCTCCGTAAGACTCAAGGATTTCTCCTGGACGCTTACCCGCTAGCAATCCCTTTGCAATGTATATATTTGCTTTACCAAAACGGTCTGTTGCTTCTTTCAAAGCACCGTTATCGTAGACATCTGTGCCGTTCCAAGCATCAGACCAAACGTTAGCACTAAAGATATTCTCGCCCTGTGCTACCTGACGGCCTACCAAGTATGGTGTATTAATGGCACGGTTGTATGCACCAGCAACCTTAAAGACTGCAATCAAAGGGCTAGTAATTGTTTTGGCGGTAAACTTTAATGCACCAATAGCACGGTCACCAAAATCTGGTGGTGCCTGCATATAGTCTGCATCTCCAAAGAAAAACTTCAAGCCCTCTTGCGCGTCTGGGTCTAGACCTTCAAATGCCTTACGTGCATCTACTGAGTTCATGCGAGTAAGTTCTTTATTCTTCTTAACAGCCCAACTCATTTGTTCTAGTTGGTTTTGTTCTTCAGGCAAAAGGTTTGCTCGCGTAGCCGCTGAGTAAAGGTTAGGAGATACTTCTGCGACTACTGGTTTTAAAACGCGCATTTAGTTTCCTAACTATTGAAGAAGTTCATTAAGATTAATTCTGCTTCTCCAGAATCATCAAATAAAGTTACTTTCTTAAGAGTGTCCATTGGGTTTGGCTTTAACTTTGGCATTCCAGCAAGAAGTTCTGAACCGCCTCCAGGACCACGATTAATACCTGCAGTTCCTGGCTCATCTGGATATTGTGTTGGTGCATCTAAAGATACTGGTTGCATAGGCAAAGCATCATAAGGAGTACCAGCCATAGGTGCTGATGTTTGATTATTGTATGTCTGCTCACCTTGACCATATGGAAGACCTGGAATGTAAGTTGCTGCTTGTGTTGGTCCACCATCTGTGCGCTGTGCAAGAGCGCCAGGTCCTGATGCTGGTGCTGGGTTAGATGGTTTACGATAACCGCCACGATTTTCTGGTGCTGTTGTCACTCTTCATCCTCTTCCATATCATCAATAATTTCAGCCTTAGTGCCTAGCACTTCGCTGTTATATTCTTGAGCCATCTTCATCATGCCATAGGCATTCCATGGAGTCATGGCTTCACTAACTTCTGTGTGTAAATAGCGGGACCCTTCGTAGTCTGCCCATTCGGTTATTAATAACCAATTAGTGCAGATGTAGTTAGTCCCCTTCTCATCCTCATCTATAAGGATTTTTAGCGCTTCTTCTATTTTGTCTCTAAACTCTTTGCTCATTTTGCGTGCTGTATTTTCACTACGACTGGCTCAGCAGTATGAATGTCCCAGCGAGATGCAATGTTAATTGCCATACGAATATCTAGTTCTGCCACTTTTGGCGTAAGTGACTTTCTGCTTCCAGCAAAAGCCTCAATGGCACCCAAAGCAATATCAGCGCCAGAGCCAGAACAGTAAATACCACGAGTGTCGCGGTCCCAAGAATAATCTTCAAAGACAGGATAAATAACTCCACGAACGACAACAAGAAATTGTGAATCATGTGCTGCTGCATCCCCGTCCTCTTTCATGTCATAACCAGAATCCATAAACACTTTACGCATTTGTGGGATAAATGTCTGCGTCATGAATACATCTAAGTCATCTGTAGCACGTGGCTTAGGTGCTTTCCAGCCAAACTGTAAAATGTTTGAGCCACGGCTTGCCCCTGAACCTGCAATTAAAATACCGTTGTTTTCAATAATCTTATGAGTAGCAAGTTGCATAAGACGACCATCATCACCAGATGAACGGGAATCACAACCAACTGCTGCCCAACCATTACCTTGAATTGCTACAAGAGTTGTCATGTCCCCTCCTTAGATTATTGTCGCGTTACGGTTCTTGCTCCACCACTTGCTCTGCCACTAGCACTTAGGCTAGAGAATAAAGATTGAAGTGATGCTGGTGCTTGAGGAGCGCCTGCTGCTGGCGCGGCGGGAGCAGGGGACGGTTGCTCAACCGTAGGTGCACCAGCAGCAGGTAATTCTTCTGGTGCGAATACTTCGTTAATAGAGTCTTCAATAGACTTACCAGATTGACGAAGTGTAATAACTTCTGCAATCTGCTTAACGATAGTAGTTGGGTCCCCGCCTGAAGCAATTAACTGTGGAATTGCTTGTGCACTTGCTTGTAGTGAAGATACTAATGCGTTACGCATTTCTTCTACTTCAATCTTTTCTTGTTCTTGAGTTACGTTAATTCCAAATGGAAGTTCGCGTTGAGCAAGGTCCTTTGAAATCAACTTACCACCAAGGGCCTGCAACATGAAGATAAGACCCTGCGCTGGATTAAGACCAGCCAACATTCCATAACGAACATCTGCTGAGTAGTCACCCTTAATGTTCTTTGATGGTAGATAGTCAACAGCGTATGGTGCTCCAGCATCTACGCCACGAATAGTCTTCTGAAAGTTATAGAACTTCTCATCAACTTCAAAACAAAGAGAAATAACATTCTTTAGTGCAGAGGCAAAGATAGCCTGCGCTGATTTAACCTGAGTATCAAAACCACCCATGAGTGCCTGAACACCCTGTCCCGTGATAATTGATGCGTCTAGGTTTCCAGTACGAGATTCTGGATAACGTGTACCTGTACGAAGTTCTTGTTGTAGAACTTGTTGTTCTGTAAATGCACCTGCTGGAATTGGGAGTTCGACTCGGCGCACTCCTGCTGGTGAGTTAGTGCGGATAACCGCATCCCCACCAAACTCAAACTCCTGTACATCGCCTGGAACTACGATTGGTGATTGAACTGACTTCTCTGCTGCTTCCATTGCAAGTAATGCAAAACGATTGCGAAGCAACTGAATGCCAAGAACATCATCAAACTGTCCACGCATTTCGCCGTCTACAGAAGGACGGCGTGCTACTACTACCATCATCTTGCCAATAGGGTTTCTAGCCTGTGACAAGATTAAGTTATTACGTGAAGGAACAAAGATTACTGATTGGTCCTTGTCGTAGTAACGGATGATATCCATCTGTGTGTTGAGGTTCTGGTCGTAACCATCACGGCCCAACAGTTGGTATTCAAACTCAGGAAACTGGCTAACCAATTCTCCAAGTGATAGTGAGTAACGCTTAGCAAAGGCAATACAGCGTCCATAGCGGTCAAACTCTGGGTAAGCCCCGATAGGACTTTCTATGCGAATACGCGGTATACCTGCTTCATCGTCCAACTCAATAATGAACGGGACGAAACCAAATGTGATGTACCAGTCTGCGCCTGTATACATCTGTACTTGTAAATCTGAATGGAAAAAATAATTACTAGCAATACGTGTGCGGGTATCTGCAAACTTACGAGCCTGGTCTTTTGCAGCGTTAACAGCAGAGCAGTTAACTGCTGGCAATGGTGCCATCACCTCTGATAGGTCACGGGCAACAATATCAATAAAGTTTGCAACTACGTTTGCGTCTACACCCTCTGGAAAAAACTCTGGATAAACTTCAGAAATGTTTCCCTTGCGAACAGATAGCACGTCTTGGTGACGACCATCGCGTTCTGTAGAGCGTTGCTTAAGAGAGTCAACTCTCGCTGCAACCTGTTCGATTGATAACATTATTATCCTTATCCGTAGTTCTCAGCCCATTGCTCTGCAAAGGCTTCATCTAAATTAACTGATACACGTCTGTTCATCTGTGCTCTTGTTGTCCAGCGGTTTTCGGTGTATCGCTTCATGTAAGAAGTTTGTTGCATAAACTCTCTAGCACGGATAACCGCAAACCACAGCGCCATAACGCAGTCGGTTTTGCCACGGGTATTCGGCTTCCAAGTAATTAACTGCTGCACCAAGGCTTTCATACCCTCTGATGCTTCAGTTGATGCTAGTTCGATAGTGTTGTTATTTTGGAACTTGTTGTCTCGCATGGTTCCAAATAGCGTTGACATAGATGCAACACCAAAGTTTGTATCCCACTTGTTCTTATTGGTATGGTGCGCTTCAAGGCGTACTCCATAGGAGGATAGCCATTGACGCAAATCATCATCCAAAGAGTAGGCTTTCTGGTGAGCGTTAATCTCAACTCGAAACTCTTGTGGCTTGTACTTTAGAACCAACTCTTCAATTGTGTTACGAATCTTTTGTGGGGTCGGTTCGCTCATGTTTACACAGTCTAAAACGTATATTTTAGAATCTGACCTATTGTAGGTAATAGCAACAAAAGCAGCGTTACCTGCCATAGCAGGGTCAAATCCTATGACGGTGTATCCCTCGACCTGGGTCGGATGTCCCACCGCGCCTGGTTTCAAGATACCACGCTTACGTGTTCCTTTGATACAGGCTTGAACCAGCGCGGGTGGGAAGATGGAATCTTCTGCGACATCCTCCTGCTGGTAAACCAATGCCCATGTAGTGGGAGTTACTTCTCCGCGTCTTTTGGCAAGTGCGTGTCCGTCCCACTTTGGGTAGAGTCCGTCTGGGTC